GAAAGCGTGTATAGGGGCAACTCTATCAGGGGTTCAAATCCCCTTCTCTCCGCCAAACAACTCAAATGAAGATGTATCAACGGTTTAAAAGGAATTTAAATATGAATTTTTTTATGACACGTTTGTAAATTTAAATATTTACAGGCGTGTTTTTTTGTTATAAAAAAACGTGTTTGGATTAATTTTAAGGTGGTGAGAAATAATGAAAATTTCTATGGATAGCAATTCTAATAATCCAAGAATAACTTTTGATGAAGGTTATGACCAATTCATTAAATATTGTAAGGTTAGAAATTTAAGACCTGCAACTATTAAACATTATGATAACACAATGTTATCTATCTACAAATTTATTAATCCCAAAACTCTTGTAAAAGATATTACAAAATCTACAGTTGATGGATTTATTCTTTATTGCAGAAATGAATTAAATGTAAAAGACGTGACTATTAACACTTATGTAAGAACTCTAAGAAGTATATTATATTACTTCATGAAACTGGGGTGGATGAAGGAATTCAAAGTTCCGAATGTAAGATTTGATAAACATATAATTGAAACTTATTCGGAAGAGGAACTGAAATTACTCTTAGAACGTCCAAATAAAAATAAATGTACCTTCACCATTTTTAGGAGTTGGACTATAGTTAATTTTCTCATTGGAACAGGAGTTCGTGTTAACAGCTTAGTAAACATCAAGAACAAAGATATTGATTTTGAAAATGAAGTTGTTTTATTGGATGTGACTAAAAATAGGCAATCAGTTATTATTCCATTATCTTCAACGCTAATTTCTGTATTAAGAGAATATATGTCTATAAGAGGTGGAGAATTAGAAGATTATTTATTTTGTACAGAATTTGGGAAAAAGGCAGATAGACAAACAATTAATACAACAATTAATTCTTACAATAAAAAAAGAGGTGTTATGAAGACTGGTTTGCACAGATTCCGCCATACATTTGCAAAATTATGGATATTGAATGGTGGAGATGTTTTCAAATTGCAGAAAATGTTGTGTCATTCAGATATGCGTATTGTACGAAACTACGTAGAAATGTTTACTTGTGATATTAAAAAAGATTTTAATAATTATAATCCACTTGAAGGCTTACAGGATAATAAGAATTATAATTCTAAAATTAAACTTAAAAGAAAGTAGTGATGTAAATATGAAAGTAGACAAGAATAGGGATTCACTCACAAATAAATTTATATCTGCATCTATAACAAATATTAAAGCTAATGATTATGTAGAACTAATGCTACTACTACGCTTAAGACAGGAGTGTTTGGAGAAGGACATTGAAGAATGTAGCAAAGAAAATCATTTGAAAAGATTTGTAGCTAATAAACAAAAAGAACTTCTACAAGTAAATAAACTTATTAAAATCATGGAATAAAATGAGGTGTCGTTTATGTTAGAGATAGAAACAAAATACGGTTGCTTTGGACATTTCAAAGACTTATTTCTATTCATGCAAGAGGAACATTTACTAGAGATAGAGATAACAGAGCTTAAATATTGTTTGAGTGAAGTATTTGGAAAAGGTGTTTACACATTAAATCAAATTGAACAAATTATGGAGGTGTAATCATGTTAGAAATAGTTATACCAACAGATAGAATAACATTAGAACGTCAGATAAAAGCACTCAAATATGCCCTAAAAAACGATACAAGAGAGGTAGACAAACAAATACACTCACAAGCTTTGGAACGCTTAGAAAAGGCTTATAATGCAATTTAAACAATAAAATAACTGGTACTAACTTAAAGTACCAGTTCAAAACTAAATATAGTTTTATAAACTTGTAATCTCCAATATAGGAAATCACAAATTAAACTCGCAACTTAATTTTATTTCAAATTTCTGGGGATTGCAAGGTTTATTTACTATACCATTTTTTAGCTAACTAAATTTATTCGGTTACTAAAGTATAGTTAAGTAGTCTATGCACTAAAGCTACTATAAATAATTCTAGTGGTTTGGTCAGCCGATGCAGAGAATGACCATGCTTATATATTCGTTAGTGATTTACTCTTATTGTAGCTAATGTAGGGTAGTATATAAGCCATAGGAGCGTGGCATCCGATAACCTATAAATAATAGTCATGGTGGTATTTTGGCGTTCTGATGAACGGGTAAAGCTAAGTAATTCAACATTAAGGACAAAATATTAATGGTAAAACTTAGTGCGAAAGCGTAATAATAAGAGTACTGATGGGGATTCTGAACGGATAAACCAAACAATAAATAGTTATTTTACTTATGTTCACATAATTAATTTTTTATGTGAGTGTAGGTAAAATAATCACGTCCAAAAATAACTGACAAATTCCCAAACAATATCACTTACGTAAATTAAAGGCAAGTAATAAATTGAAAATAAATTAGTTTTATTTGGAATAATGCTAAATGTATTTGGTTATAATGTAGTATAAAATAGTTTTACTAGGTATACATAAATGGAAGGATGGAAGGAACGAGTTTGTGAGTACAATATTTTTAAATGGCAGTGACAATATAGATAAAATATTGAGGGTTTCTGCAAAACATCAATTGGCAAGTTACGCAAATGAATGGATTATTGTATTTGAGGGTTTACAAAATGCATTAGATGCTGTAGAAAATGTAACTAATCCTAAAGTGAAAGTGGTTTTTAATATTGAAGAAAATCGAGTATCCATATATGATAATGGAAATGGGTTTCCTTGTGATAAGGAGTTTTTTGGATTAGGAAAAGGTAATAAATCAGACCTAAATAATCCCAATATACGTGGTGAACATGGTGTGGGATTAAAAATGATAATACTTTGTACAAGACAATTTGAATTAATAACAAGAAACCATAAAAATAACAAGCTGTGGTATGCACGATTTAGTGATGGATTCAAGTTTATAGAGAGTGAAGATAAAGAATTTTTTGATGATGAATACAATATTGAAAGGTTGCCAAAAGGATATAATACTTTAATAGAATATTCATTTCCTAATTCAGAAGTAAAACCTATAAGATTATTAAATATACGGAATTTTATTTTAAATATGTTTAAAGATTATGAAAAAATAACACCATATTCTGAATTTCTTAAAAATAGAGATAAAGCACAATTATATATTGAACATTATTTTAGAACACATTCATATTCTGGTGATGTTAATAGATTATTTGATAAAAAGAAACCTTGTGAAATTGAGATAATAATTCAAAATGACAATTCAATTGATGAAGTGCAGAAAAGTAAAATTTATGCAATGGAATTAGTAGATTATTGGAATAAGCGAGAAGAAAATAATGAGTATACAATAAAATTTCCAAGTAAATATTGGGATTTGACAGAAGTTTATAGTAATCCTACAAGGAAAGGAATTTTTACAGAGGAGTTGCTCAAACGTTTTAACCCAAATATAAAGCATGGTGGTTCGCATATATGGATAATGAAAATTTTAGATAAGGAAATGTTAAAAGATTTGTTGATAAATTCTAATTTAAAGAATTTCAATGAAGCCAATAATTATAACACTCTTATAAAAGATAAGATACGTGGGATTTATATGGTAATAGGCTCTGCATCTAACAGTGTTAAATATAGTATAAATAATTTGTTATTAGGAAAGGCAGATCAAATAATAGCGGCGGATGGTGTAATAACCACTAATCCAATAAAATCACCCAAAAAGGGAAAGAATCAAAGCTATTTAAACAATATTCATATAGTAATAAACATAAATGATAGAGTAAATTATGGAAAACAAGGTATTAAAAATCCTGTGTTACTTTCTAATATATATAAATACTTTGAACAAATATATGTAAGTAAATTAGTTCAACTGGCAATAAGCGTTGCGGGAAAGATACCAAATGATAATCAAAATGAATATGAGGAGCCTGAAATTGTAATTAATGAATTAGAAAATATGCAAGGTAATTTAACAATAAAAAAGATTCCTAAACATGAAAATACATTGATTGCAATTTTTTATGAGTTAATTGGAAGAGGAGTAATTAAAGGGATACAATCTTATCATTTGTCATCCTATGACCGGTATGATGGTAAAATAAATATCTTTTCCAAAATAAACAATAAATTTAAAAATGTTAATAGAGATGCGGATTTAATGAATATGGAATTTAAGATTAATTTAAGTGATTTAATAAAAGATTTTGAAGATAATACTAAAAATATGAGTGATTTAAGTTTAGTGGTAATATGGAATAATGATTTTACTATAAATTCAAACTATCATATGGTAGATATAGAATCATCAGTATATGAATGGGTAGGTATCAATGGAATAAAGGATGTTTTGTGTGATATGAACGGAAATCAAGTTCCAATAATTGAATTAAATAGATATTTGCAATAAAAAATAACTATGTCATATTAGGCATAGTTATTTTATTGTTAGGATGCTTTAATACATAAAGACTATTTATTGTTAATAAATAACTGCAATGGTATAATTGCTATATATGTGAAATTTGAGGGGGTAGTAATGATGAAATGCAGTAAATGTGGACATGAGAATGAAGAAAATGCAAAATATTGTGATAGTTGTGGAAAAGAGTTAGTTAATACAAGTAAAATATCATCTAATACAAGTAATGGTATTAATTTAATTTCTGGAAGTGTTGCGATATTAGGTGGATTTATTTCTAGTATTGGAAGTTATAAAATGACACAAATAAAGTCGGTTTCTGGAAATTCAATTGCTGAAAGTTTCTATAGTTCATTTGGAGTTTTTGGAATTGGGTTTGGGATTTTTATGATAGCTGTAGGAATCTATATAATATCACGTAAATGATAACTAATGTGTTATAAGGGGGAGATAGTGGGTGAAATGTAATAAGTGTGGATATGAGAACAAAGAAGATGCAAAATTTTGTAATCAATGTGGTGGAGAATTAGTCAACTATGCAATAGAAGATGTTAATAAGAATAATGATGATACAACTATTATTTCAGAAAAGACAGAACAAGAGTGTAATATTGTTACTGAAATTACAGGGAATAAAAATAAAACTAGAATTAGTTTTATAAATAAGATTTGTAATTTATCTGCAAAAAAACAGATTGGAATATATGTATTAATCGTAGTTCTACTATTTGGCGGTGCAAGTGTATGGAATTGGCATAAGAATTATCAATATGAAACAGGTAATGGCTTATCATATGATGAAAAGAAAATTAATTTATCAGTAGAATTAATATCAGAGAAGTATGATAAAGCTAGAGAACTATCTAAGTCATATAAAGTACATGATAATGATATAGATAAAATAATACAAATCTATAAAGATAATAAAGGGAAGGTATATACACTTAACGATGCAGAACAAATACTTAGTAAACAACAATATACCCAAGCTTGTACTGTAGAAAAAGTAGAAATTAAAAATAAGTCATATAGTAGTAAATATGTAGATGTTGAAATAACAGTTAAAAATAATACAAATCAAAATATTAATTATGTAAAAGTAGGGTTAGACTTTAGTAAAAGTGAACAAATTGTTAAATCAGACTGGACAAATGATAACTCAACTATAAAGCCTAATGCTACTCAAAAATTAACTAAAATGATAGATCATAGTGGATGGGATAAGGTTCATGCAGAAGTAACGCAATGGGAAAAATAGACTTTTAATTGAATAAGTGTAAATATAGTTTTTAAGAAGAGTAGGTTAGTGCAAATTGCATTGACCTACTCTTCTTTATATTCAACAATATCTTCAATGTTACATTTAAATAGTTTGCACAATTGGTCTAATACATTATAACTTACAGAAGTGGTTTTATTGCTATTGAATTTATATAAAGTAGTATAAGCTATATTGGTTTTTGTAGCTACCCAGTTCAATGAACGTTCTTCTCTATCTAATACTTCTTGCAATTTAACTTTTATCATATTCTCACCTCATAAATATTATATCATTGACGTAATAAAAATTATAGCTGCAAAAATAAAAATATTATAGTGTTGACAACATAATAATTATGGTGTAATATGTAAATATGAGGTGAAACAAAATAATAAAACCTCAAAGAAAGGAGAAAAAATATGATAAAAGAAATAGACAAATTGATAATAGAATTATTAATTATCAAAAATCAGATATTAGCAGAATCGCCACAAGAAGAAACAATTGAATGTGGTTGGACAGAAGAAGAATTTGATATTGTGGCAAAAGCATATGCTGAAGCAGAAAAAGATTATAAGTTTGTGGCATAAGGAGAGTGGCAGGAGATGAGTTTTAATTTATATTCTCAAATCATTAAGGTTTTAAATGAAAATGGACAAGATGCAAACCTTGAGGAAATAGGCAAGATAAACAATATTATTAATAATTTAATTTCAAGAAATATTAATCGAGAATGGATTAAAAATAATTTAGAGGTGTTAATTTAGGAGGGTGTTAAAATGGAATATGTAGTAAATAGGGAAATGGAATTTGGATTAAAAGATTTATTTGTAAAAGCTAATGATGGAGCAGAGAACTTCATAGAATGGTTAAAGGGATTAAACGGATTAAAGGAAACTGAAAAAGCTGATAATGTTAAAAAATTAGTTGATGATGCTAGGAGCAATGATTCAGAGATATTCAATTCATGTACTGCTGTTTATGATGAAAAAAATTTAAAGGTTACTTTATTTAAAACTCCAGAAATACTTACAAGTGGAAATGGTAAGCCATTCACTCATGCAGAAACTCAAAGAAGTACAGAATATACAGATTTCACTTGCTTTTTACTTAATGCAGTTATGGAAGAATTTAAATTAGCTATAGTTAATTTTCAAGCTTATCTTGATTTTGATGAAGAAACAGATTTAGAGGAAGATTTGGAGAAGCAAATCAAAATTGCAACAACTGAAGAAGATAAATATTCTTTTATAGAAGAAATAGCAGGAATTAAGTTTGATGATTGGGACAAACATCTTGTATCAGCTTACTTTGAAGATTTGGACGAGCAAAGAATGTTTGCAAAATTTGATAATGGAATTGAAGTAATGATAGATAGAGTAAGCTAGGAATTAAGGGGTTGACATATTTGGAATATAGTAGTAAACTAAAAACAAACACGAAAAAAATACCCAACGGTCTGGTAAACCAATTAAGTATTTTTAATCATTTATGTTCTTGTTTTAAATTCATTTGTTGTTTCCATAGATGCTCTGGTAAAGCAATCTATAAAATTATAAGGTTATAAGTTTTTTGTATAGTTACTCTGGTAAAGCTAACTATATCTTTATTAAATTCTGTTTTTATATGTGTTTTTGACAAATTGTACAAGCGTTAAACTTATAAAACGCAAGAAATATATTTTATAGGTATATTTCTTGAGGTGTACTTTTTGTCTTTCGATATACCAATTTTATTATAGAATCTGATTTTTGTCAAGTATTTCAAATAAAATATTAATTTTAAATTTGTAAATCAATTTTTGGACATACCTTTATGTGTGTCCAAGCGTAGGTTTATAAAGCCTAAATAAATTTATAAATGAGAATGGAGAGAAAGAAATGAAGAAAGTAAAAACACTATTTAAAAGGTACTGGAAGGACACAGAGGGAGTTGGATTCATGGAGGATGAATATTTCACTAAATGGTTAGAACAGCTACACACACACGTAAATGCTATCATGGTTAATGCTAAATCAATGACAGTTCAAGAACTTAGAGATGAACTTTACGGACATAAGGATTTTCTATATGTAACAAATGGATATGCCAATTATAAAGATAATTCAATTATTATCAAGGACAATTTAAACAGAGAATTTTATATTCAAGATATGGAAATGTTGGAGCATACAGTTGAATTAGAAGATGTTCCCGAATATGTAGAAGTAAATGATGCTCCATTAGAAGCTGATGAATTTCCATTATAAGATTTTAAAAAGGTGAACCAAGTTCGCCTTATTCCCATCTAAACAAAATATAGCTAATTAAAGGAGAGATTATTAATGAAAACTACAAGTTGGGTAAAAGTGTTCAATGACATAGAAAGACATAAACAAAATGAAATATTAGGCTTAATAGATGGCTTAGAAAAGGTTAGAGCAGATAAATTGAATGATGTATCTGTAGAAATATACACACTATCAGAAGAAGCTGATAACGTAGATTTTTTTGAATTAGAAACTATTGCATTAATGGATAAGATAGATTATTTAGCAAATAAATTTAACACTATGATGAATAATTACAATGAGAAAATTAAAGAGATAGATATAGAAGTAGATTCACTTATAGATAAGGTTAATGAAATAATAACATCAATGCAGGAACAATCAGCAAACTTTGTTCAAGGAAATATTACTAAATATTCTCATAACATCAATGCAAACATGGTAAAAAACAGATTGTTCATATTTAGAAAAAGAATTATTAAACTTTTAAATGAATTTTTAGATAATGATTCAACATTAACTGGTGAAATAGATTATACAAAAGATACTATAAACATATTAAAAAGACAAGCTATGAGAAGAGTTAAAAAGGAATGTGAAGCTTTAGAAAAGAGTATCAAAGAGAATAAGAAAAAGAGTAAGATATTTGATTTTAAAGAAATGAATAGACTTGCTAAATTAAAAGGATTTGAAACTACACATTACAATGGTTCTCATATGATCTTAAGACACAATGAATCTAATAAGTCAGTTGTAGTGCCACAACATTCAATTGGAAAAGGACTTAGTTACAAGATTCAAAAACAGATTAAAACTAATTCAATTTAATTTTGTATGTCCCAATAAAACATAAATTTTAAAAGCTTTTTGAGTCTATATATTGTGTATTTGGTAAAAAAAATATCCATATATAGTATTTGGATTTATATAATATAGAACTTTTAACATTTAATCAAAGAAGTTGTAATTTCTATAGAACAGAAAATATTAATAATCAAGAATGAGGAAGGGTTGAGTAATTTATGATTCAAGAAAAAATCATTGATATGAATGAAAGAGAATTAGAGTTTATAACAAACAATATTATCAGTAAAAAAGCAGAGATGGAGAAAAATATTTTAGCAATTGGTCAATTGTTAGTAGTGGTAAAAGAAAAATTAGGACATGGACAATTTGGTAAATGGTTAGAGGAAAAAGTAGAGTTCAAAAAGTCTACAGCCAATAATTTCATGAGATGTTATACGGAATTTTCAAATTTCCAAACGTTTGGAGATTTAGGGCAATCCAAAATATTTGCCTTATTAGATGTTAAAAAAGATGATAGAGAAGATTTTATTAATAATACTCATGAAGTTGATGGAGCAAATAAAACAATTCATGAAATGAGTGTAAGGGAATTACATAAAGTAATTAAAGATTATAAAAAGTCAAAAAAGAAAATCAAAGAAGTATCACCAGTAATTGAGGTAAATAAAGATGAAATGGTAGAAGTTAATAAGTTACCAATTCAACCTTGTGAAGATATACAACAAGTATTAGATAGTGTAATACAACTAAATGAAGAATTAAAACTTAGAACTGGCTCGGTAGAAGAAATTGAAACTACATTGGTTGCAGTTTATAAGGCAGGAGAAATAAGTCATGAACAGTTTATAAAAATTATCATGCAAGAAAAATTAAAGTTACCAATATTTTTTGATAAATCAATGCAAGATGATTATTTTGATAATTACAATAATGATTATTATTCTGCATATGAACAATATGATGATAAAGCTGAAACTAATAGAACATATTACAGTTTATTTGATAAGAATTTTGAATGGAAAGAAGTAATAAAGCCAAAGGATGATGATGAAGACACAATTGATTGGTGTAATAGCAATCATATAGACAATGGAGAATATCAGTTGGCTTTTGGATATGATGCTAATGGATACATAACTTTATGTGCATATCAAAATTATGAGATTATAGCTTCGTTTACAGAGTGTGAGGATATTGCTGATGTAAATAAAGTTGCTACATATCATGGAATTGATGGTTTTGAATATACCAAACTTTTTAAACAACTACTAAAACAGAAAGCTAAATATGACCAAAGAAATAAAGTAAGGCAGGAGAAAAGACAAAAAGAATATGAAAAGAAGAGAAAGCAGCAAGAAAAATATAGAGAAACTTTAGAGAGTTGGAAAACTTATTATCAGCCTTATTCAATGGGAAAATATAAATTTGAAGATATTTGGGATGAAAATGGACAAGTCAAAAATTATAAATTGTGGAATGAGATGACCACTTTCTGTAATCAACAAAGATCTAAACAATATGACAGTAGCTGGAAGGATTACGACTTTGGGAAAATGTTTGGTAATAATACACCAGCAATTAAAGAAGAAGATAAGCCACTATATAAAAAAATGTATAAAAAATTAGCTATGGTTTGTCATCCAGATAAAGGTGGAACTTTAGAAGATATGCAATTCGTAAATAAATTAAAAGAAGACTGGGGAATATGATCCTTCATTATTTGAAGGGTTCTCCCAAAGAAAGGAGATATAAAAACTATGAGAAAAGATTATTACATTATAAACAATAAAAACTTAGCAATTACTATTTCAACATTGCTAAATGAGGATTTTTATACTTTTGATGATAACAGAGAAGGTCGTGAAGGTAAGAAGTGCTATAGCTTTAAAAATACAGATAGATTTAGAGAAATACTAAGTCTAGTGAATAACACAAGAAATATTTAATATTAGGAAGGAATGTGGTCTAAGAATGATAATAACAGATAAACTTAAAGAAATAAAAATGAGGAAAACAGTAAGCCAGTATAAAGAAACTATGATTGAATATGGTGGAGTACATGAAAAGCAAATAAAGTTTGCTGAAACTATGACAGATTTAGTATATAACGATACTAAGGAAGATAAGGTTAATGTTTATGTTGCTAGATGTGGTATGGGTAAATCAGTAATTATAAAAGCATTATTAAATAATTTAGCTAATAATTATACTTTTGTAGGTGCAGAACCAAAAAGAAAAGATGTATTAAGCAAGTATGGAGCAATAGTTATAACTGATAATTTAGAAAGATTAGAAGAGATTAGAATTGCAAAAGGATTAGAAGATAGATGTTATTTAATTAAATCTGATAGCCTTGAAGAAATAGAAGCAAAACGTCAAAAAGATTTCCATGAGAAAGTTAAAGAACAATTTGCATTTCCAGTATTATTAATAACTACTCAAAAGTATTTCAAAATGAGTGAAGAAGAAAGACAATTTATGTATACTTGGGCAGAAGGAAAAAGAGAAGTTGCTTTTATTGATGAAAAACCAATGCTTACAAGTGAAATAACAATTGATGAAAAATTCTTATCAGAAATTTCAGTTGCATTACATAGATGTTTTGAAAATGAACATAAAGATTATTTACTTAAAACATTTAAGAGAATCAAAGATAATTTAGATGATATTAGAACAGATTATTCAAAACAATATGATACTATGTGGGTAAAAAAATCAAAAGAACACCTATTAATGAATAAAGATGAAGATGAAAAGTTCTTCAAGATATTAGCTGATAATGTATCAACTTTTACATATGAACAAGTATTACAACTTAAAAGAATATATTCAGAAGGTTGTTTGTTCACTAGCAAGAAAGATAAGTTTCAAGAAAATATTAGACAATTCATAGTATTAAATGATAATTCAGATAAGTTTGATACAACTAAATGTAAATATCATATATTAGACGCTACAGCCTTTTATGATATGGATTATACAATCAATAAGGATATATTTGAATACATTGAAATTGATGATAAGAAAGATATAAATGATATTATTCTTCATCATGTAACATTTAATGCTAGTCAAAATACTTTACTTAAACACCCCGAAACAATTGATTTAGTTTGTGATTGGGTTAATGAAAATTGTGGTGAAGATATATTTGTTAGTACATATGGAAGGAAAAAAGGATTGTATGAAAAGTTTGTAGAGAAATTAGAAACTAAAGATATTGCATGGTATGGAGCAATCAAAGGAAAGAATAATTGGGAAAAGAAAAAATGTATGGTACATATTGGACTAAATAGACAAGCTGATACAGTATATTTATTAACTTATTTGTACATAGACAGAAAAAGAAAACATGGTTTCGATTGGAATAATGCAGATAATGAAAGTATATCGGAAAAAATCAATGAGTTATTAAAAATGAAAGATGGTTTATTTGAAGATTTTGCTATGAGAAAGATTATGAGAAGTAAAATTCTTGTAGATACTGAACAAAATATTATGAGAATTAAATGTAGACATTTCAATAATGAAGAAGTTTGCAACATATTTATCATTGCAGGATTTTATTATTCAGATTATATGACTAGATTAGGAAAGAAATTAAATGCTCCAGTATTTACAGATGAACCAACAGAATTTAAAGAATATAGAATATTACAAAGAGAATATGAAGATAAAAGAGAAACTATCCCACAAAAGATAATTAAATGGATAAATGATACTTGGGACGGTCAAGAGATTAAAACAAAAGATATGTTAGAAGGTATTGGAATAAGTCAAAAACAATTTGATAAAGCAAAAGAAAAAAATGACAATCTTAAAGAAATTTTAAGCAAATATAAGGCAAAAAGAGGTTTCTATAAAAAGGTAAGTTAATATTACACCCCCAATACCTAATAATATCTATTAGATAATAGGGGGGTAAAGAGCAAAAAATATATTCACAATTGGTTTACTTTTTGAACGAGGAACGAGGGCAAAAATAAACTGATTGTACCCTTGCTAGGGTTGGGGTAGAAAGTAAGAAAAAGAAATCCTATGAATTAACCACTACATACTGAACATTATTAGAACTATGACAAGAAATGAGAAAACATTAAATGATACTAAGTAAGAGTGCGGTAGTCTATATTCTCATAAGGCTGTTCACCTAAAGGTTCACGTCAGCCTTATTTTAATAAATACTACCTTATGCTCCTTACGTCGCAATAATATATTTTAAATTAAAATTCAAGAATGAGAGGATGGTACATAATGAACAAAGAACAAATCAAACTATACAGCGTAGACACTAAGGCATTTTATACTATGAGGGAGGACAGACAAGATAAGGCAAAATTAGGACATAATAAAATGCTTAAGTTCTTAAAGGGTAGAACAGAAATACAAATATATCTTGAAATGGTGGAGGATTTAGAATTACTATATGACGATATATTATCTGATGAAGAATATCAAGATGTAGAAATTGATATTGATGAAATTATAACTAAAAAAGAATTTAATACTAATGTTAGAAACTCATTATCTGAAAATGAACTTTATCAAAAATATAAACATAAAATTTCTAAAGCTGATGAATATTTCAATAAATTTGTAAGTGAATTTGAAGGAGTTAGAAAGCTTAATAAAAAGTATATAGCTATTAGAAATCAAATTGCATTGTTTGAAAGTGCATTAACTAGAACTATGAAACTTAAAATAGATGAATCTACAAATGATATATTGATACTAAGAGCGTATCACTATGCAATATTAGAACAATTAGTTAAAAGTGGATATGACTTTGAAGGAAAACATTTTTGCCTACTAACAGCTAGTGCAGGTCAAATGCGTAACAAAAAAGCGATATTTGTGAAAGAAGAATTATGGATTAAATATGAGAAAACATTAATGTGTGGACTTACTATAAAAGATATAAATGAAAGTGATGAACTTGGATTTAATCTTGGAAAATTCTTAGCATATCTTTCATTAAATAATAGTTCAACTGATGAATGGACAAAAGACCAAGGCTTTGATATTGATAAAACAATTGTAGTTGAAGACTTTGAGAGCATGGTTTGGGGTACTGTAGATTATATAGACGTAAACCACATGATACAAGAGGTAAATGATAGACCATTAACTAAAGAAGAAAGACAAGATATTAATAAAAAAGTTGCTGAATTTAGAAGTTCATTTGATGATGAAGTTGAAACAATTAAAAATAATATTAAAGATATAGTTAAACAATTAAAAGAAGAAGAAAAGGAAATTTTAAAATATGATGAACTTAGAGGTAATTATAGAAAGAAAATTGATAGTAAAGTTTCAAAATATCAAGATTCTTTTGAAGATGAAATAAAAGAAAATGCAGATAATCCTACAAGATTAATTGAAATTGTTGAGAAAGTTTCAAAACATAAAGCTAGATACAAAATATACTATAACAAATATACTAAAAAACTTAATAATATTATCAAAACAAAAGTTAATGAATCTATGAGTAAAGATGAATCTATAAAGAAATATAATGATAGAATCCAAGAAATTAATAATGAAGTTAAAGAACATAAAACAATTTTAGAAAATGATATGAAAGGATATCATGAAGTTTGTGATTTCCCTATAGAACGTAAAGAAATGTTTGTTCCAGTTCCTCATTCAGACGGATGTGGTTTTGTGTTACCAAGTATTTCAGATAAAAATTTCATGTGTAGGCTACCTTGGTGCAAAGGCTTACTCACAGTAAATGACTTCATTAAGTATTGTAAAAGCTACAGAAAGAAACTTGTTAATGGTGAATGGGTAGATGATAAAGGAAACTATAAAGTAGTGGATATTTATAAAAAGGAACATGATATATTAGAAGAAGGAATCACAATTATCTTTAGCAAATCTCAATTTAAGGCATGGAAGTATTATAAGAGTTGGGAACATTACAAAGAATGTTTTAAGAAGTATAGCTGCACAGCTAATAAATGCAAAATTGAAAAGGACGAGTTTAAGAAAGCTTCATTAAATTATCAAATGTTTCAATCAATAACTGATATGACAGATGAAGAAATTGAACACTTCACTAATCCAGTAACAGAATTTATTAATAAAGGTTATACAGATGTTCAAACTCAATTAGAGATTGTAGGAGCATTTAAACCACAAAGAAATAACCTACAACAAGCAATAAGAATGTACCCTGAAATGCTTCAAGAATTTCATTGTAGAGAACAATTAAGCCAAGATTTAAATAAGAAAAAGAAACAAGCAAAATTTGCAAAAATTAAAACTGATGCAAAATATACTTTCATTATTCCCGACGTGTTAGCTTGGAACGAATTTGTATTTGATGGTAATGAAAATCCAACAGGAATATTAGCTGATGGTGAGGTTAGTTGTAAGCTATTCAAAGAAGATAAAGTATGTGTAAATAGAAGTCCTTCATTATATAGAGAATTAGGAGTAAGAAAGAACGTAGCAAATGATAAAGATAAGAGTACAGATATTAAAAGATGGTTCACAACTAATGCAGTATATATGTCTACTCACGATTTAATTAGTAAGCTATTAAATTATGACTCTGATGGAGATGAAGCCTTAGTAATCAGCGATAGTGCCTATGTTAGTATTTCTGAAAGGAACATGAAAGATATCGTACCAATCTATTATCCAATGGCAAAAGCAAAGCCACAATTAATTAATAATGATAACTTATATAAGGCTTTAATTGATGGTTATAAGTTCTCTAATATAGGTCAATATTCAAATAAAATTACTAATATGTGGAATGATGAAGAAGAAACAGACCTTGATGCTATTAAAATATTAACTTGTTTGAACAATTTTTTCATAGACGGGGCAAAAACTGGATTCATGATAGAGCCAAGCAAAGCAATAAAGGAGAGATTAAAGAAAGCTGATGGTAAGCTACCTTATTTCTTCCAATTTGCTAAAGATAAAAAGGAAGAGAAAGTAAATCAAATGAATAATTCTACAGTAAATAGAATTTGCAAAAAGATTGAAGAAATTGGACAAGGAGATTATGACTTTTCTAAGTTAGGTAAATTCAAATATACTACATTATTAATTAATGATAATCCAGTAGTTGATGAAGAATCTAAAAAAGAAATAATCAAAGAGTACAGAAGATTAGACAATAGAAAGAACATTATATTTGCCCAAAGTTCATTACCAAAAGAAGATATTTGGAAAGCAGTATTTGACGATATTAAACAACAAATGAATAAGAAAGCTGATGAATTAAATATTAAATATTTTGATATGGTAGATATTATTGTTAAGGATATATATGTAAATAATAAGGATAGCAGGAAGACAACTCTTTGGGAAGTTTTCGGAACAACAATAATAGAAAACATGAGAATTAATATTAAAAAACCAGTAGAAGATGGAGAATATATTTTATGTGAAGATTGTGGAAAGCACATCAAGAATGAAAAGAACAAAAAGTATTGTCCAGTATGTAGCAAGAAAAGAACTGCTGAAAGAAACAGAAATAGAAAAAAATAATAATTACACATTAATAAAAAACCATACACGCTAGATATAGAGCCACTTCAAGCCACTTTTGTATAAAAAATATTTAGTAAAAATGTAACAATTTGTACAAAGGATTGGCTTGTTTACTAGGGTTGCAAGGGGTTTGACACTCAATACCACTTCCCACTTAATGAGAAGAGAATCCGAAAAAGATTTAAAACTATTTAAATATGTGATAGGTTTGTCTATTGGATGCACCTATCTTACATATTTTTTAAAAAAATCTCAAAATAGCCTATTACTTTTCTAAGTACATTATATCATACTTTTTATTGATATGCAATAGATTTTTGTAATTTTATATGAGTAAATTTTACTCAATTTGTTTTGTTTCTTTGTAAAAGAAAGTCCTTTCGAGTAGTCAGCTTTGTTCGCTGATTACTAATATAAGATTATAAAAATCTAAAATATTAAAAGTTATGCCATCTTAAATAAGGCAAAAAAGGAGATAGTATTATGTTAGAAATTACAAAAACACTCAAAGAAATTTCAAAGGTTTTAAATTTTCATGAAGAATGGGAACAGGAGTATTTTGATTGGAAACTATATCGCAATAAAGATTCAATTATTTGTGATGTATTAGATTCTGATGAAACTGTTTTACATAAAATTGAAATTCAGTATGACGAAGATATGGACACCCAAACTATATTATTAGATATGATAGACACGTTATATAACAATAATATTAATTGGATGAATAAATTCATAAATGGCACTAAGGCGTTTAACTCACGCAAGATTAAGAGTCTTGCCAATCACAAGGATAAAAATAACCAAGATAAGGTTGATAAAATAGTTGAAGATTTAATTGTAAGGTATAAAACAGATTATAAAATGAAGTCCGATTTATACCTATATAAAAGAATTGTATCAGATTTATATACGGTATTAGACAAAAGCTGTCCTAATTGGTATTGCGTTAGATTAACTAGATTTCTAATAAGGAAATTAAATGAGTTTGGTTATGATGATGTAAATATAAGTTGTGTATTGAATACAATCACTATAGAATATCAAGGAAATGAAACTAGTATATTGACAACATCAAAGACTAGAAAAGATGAATTACTAGAATCAGTAATGAATGAAATAAGAGGTGTTAAATAATGTATAAATTTGATTATGATATAGATAATTATACTTTGTATGGAGATCCTTGCAAGGTTACAGAAATGTTAGCAGATTGTGATTCAAGAACAGATTATTCTATTGAGGATAAAGTGGCAACACATGAAGAATATGATGGATATGAAAAATTCTATGCTACATGGGGAGTACATAAGGAGAATGAATGGACAGGAATGTTAATACTAGATGTATCTAAATTAGATGGTAGTTTTATAATTGCAACTGGTATTGGATATTAAGATTAAATATAAATATGAAAGAGGTCGATTAAAAATGAATATTAATGAATTTGAAATTGAATTTAACACACCAAGTACAGTAGCAGAAAGTAAAATATCATTGAAAAAGTTACTTGATTGTGGCGAATTTTCAGCGAAGGATTATCAAGATCAAAAGGACGAATTAGATAGGTTTGATGATAATTTAATGTGTGCATGGGCATCAAGAGTTGATTGGAATGGTAGATTCTTAGATAATGCAGGGATAGTTTATTATGAAGCTGAAACAGGAAATGTTGTTGAGTTCGTTGGATATTGTTAATAAGATAGGTTGTTAAAGATAACTCTACTTTAGAAATATTGTAGGGTTATTTTTATAGAGCCTAATCTAAAATAGGTTTGTCTAATTGAAATAGCATATAAATTAAAACTGGTTTAATTGTATGTAAGTTTCTTTTATATTAATTTTTATCTGCTTTTCAAAGTGGTAGTCAATCCACCGTCCTTCTAATTAAATGCAGAAAAGCTAAGACGGAATCACCTTATGGAAGGGAATAAATTTCTCTCGAATTCCATTACGTATTGGAATTTGGAACGTCAAAGTGATTGAGAGTAGCACAATAACTTACTCTTATTTAATAAAAAACTATATAAATATCCTACTTTAATACAATTATATCATATTGCAATAGTAAATACAATAGTTTTTTAAAAATATTTTTAAAGTAGCAACAAATATATTAAATCCCTATAACCTTTATATTTCTTGATTGACCTCTTGGTATAGAGGTTGAAACTGGGATTTAGTATGTTTATTGGTGCTTTAAGAACAAAACAAGAGGTCATAGAGCAACTATTAATTTTTTATATTGATAATGAAATTCCATATCAGTATAAGCGTATAACAGAAAGGATGATTTTACAATGGAACAAACAATTAACAAAACAAGTAACATGGAAGAATATAGGAGGGCATACTATTCTTGTAATAAAATTACAATGTTAGAAAATGCTCAAAGATGGAGAGAAGCAAATTCGGGTAAGTACATATACTTTATCGTGAATGAAGATGGAGCATCTATCTATACTGGAAGTTATTTAGATAGACCAATAGTAGAAAGAATCAGTTTTCATTTACATGGACATAGCAACTTACACATGGATGCAATGGAACTTCAAGAAAAATATCAAATGTCAACTGTGCTTTTCAAAAACTTTAAAGAGTATGGATTGAATAAGCAAGACATTCACTTTCTTGAAAACTATTACAAGACAGAATTTGTTAATGTATTAGGCAATAACAAAGTTCGATTTAATGAAGATGAATTGTCAATGACAAAAGAAGAACTCATTCAACTGGCAGAATCAGTACCATATGAAGAGTTCGACATTGATAAATACTTAGCTTAGTATTCATTTTTAATAGGTTTATATTAGTCTTCGCAAAATTAGTATAAGCCTATTATTTTGCAATGTAAAGGAAAAAATTTAATATATCAAGGAGGTCAATATTATGGAAGTAGCAAAATTATTATTTATGTTGTATTTAGAGGTTTGTGCCACAGTATGCACAGTAGAGGTTATATGCTTTGGTTTAGGTAAGGTAGATAAATATATTACCAAAAGGAGAAAAGCCAAACAAGAAGCTAATAAACCAGTTGAAAAGGAAGAGTTTAAGTATTCTAAGGAATTAGATGAACTTAGAAGTAAGGTTGAATTAGCAAGATTTAAAAGAATGCTTGAAGAAGATTCAAGAGAATATAGAGAACAAGCCAAAGAGTTTATTGAAAATAGTAAAAGATTTCAAGCAGATTGTCAAAGGTTACTAGCTGAAAATGATAAACATATTGCAGCTTTAATTAAAATGAATGAGAAAGAAGGTGCTAAATAATGTTATTAAGTTATAGTGATTTAGTTGTATTTAGTATCTTTGCAATTGGTAGTTTATTAGCGTTATTGTTCATGGAAACAACAAGAGCTAATAAGTTAGCTGATGAAATAGAAATAGTTAATATGAAACTTTTAAATGAAATGAATGAGAAAATAGATTATATAACTACTAATAAGGAGGATTCAAGCAATGAGTAATGAGATAGAAATAGATATGAAACCATTTCAATATTTGGATAAGGTTCAAAAGGGTATAGATGATATGTTAGCTTTTTTAGAAGATAATCATGAAAGAGCATTAAAAAAAAGAACACAGTTAGATTATTGGACTGATGATAAGGATAACTTTACAGAATCAGCAGTTAAATTACTACGCATTTTAAGATATTGTGATAATGATAATACTAAAGCTGTTTATTATAGAGTGGTTCTTGATTTTGTACTAGAGTGTTATTTCAACGCATTAAATGCTTGTGAATATCCTGCTAATAGAGAGTAGGTGATAATATGGATAAAGTAAAAACGATATCTGTTAGATTTTCAAATATATTAAAACCTAATAAGGCTGACAACATTCCATTGACGGATGATTTTATAGAACTATGTGAAGAAGGTAAAACATTAACTTATCTTAAGATTAAATTAGATATGGCACTTTATACTGGTAATGAAAATTTTACTGGTAGTGCAACAGTTTATATTAATGGAGAGCCTTGTGTAATAACTATAGATTCTTATTTTGAATTATATATGGGAGATAGAATTGAGATCACTTCATTAAAAATTAATAAGTATTTTGAAAGTGGATTTATGACCATGTTAGAGAGGGTTGAATATTAATGAGAGATTGGAATGATTTAAAAGAATTAAAAGATATAGATTTTTATATTAATACAATATTATATCATAATCATAAGATGTTAGATTTAAAGAAATACATTAGCAATTCTGATATAGATGATATTGATTTAGATTTAGGCAATGGTACTATTACAGATACTATGATTATGCTTAAATATATTTCAAGTGAAAAAGATTGTTGCAAGAAAGCTTATGTATTACAAAGCATTTTAGACAAAGTACAAGATATGTATTTTGATACATTAAAAGAAGTTGAAAAGAAAAAACCAACAGTTAAAAGATTAGGTAAGTATATAGTTGTTACTGGTCTTGATGTATCTGATGAAGTTGAATTTGCTAAAGTAATGAATGATACATTTATGAATAGTGATGATTATGAATTAAGAGTATTAGCAGGTGAATGGATATTTAAAAATATATTTAGTAAATAATTATACTGTAAGTGGGATACATTTTGTCCTACTTATTACTGTAAATTTGTAACATGAAAGTGAGGTGATATAAATGGCTAAAAAGATTTTAACAGAGCAACAAAAAGAGTGTATAAACCTTTTAGTATTGGGAACTATGAGTAAATTACAAATAGCAAATTCAATTGGTTGTGCTGAAAAAACTATCTATAATTGGGTCAATCATAATCCAGAATTTAGGGATTCTTTGCAGAAGTGTTCAGACCTTTTCGCAGAAACTAAAATTTTGGACGCAAAAAATAAGCTATCAACACATTTAGACATGGCTATAGCTAACTTAGTAGAAATCGCTAATGATAAGTCGAATTCTAAACAATATGAAGCCAATAAATATATTATTGACAGAAATTTAGGAAATACGACAACTAAAGTCGAAAATAGTCTTGTTGATAATAATTCCAATAATAGTAATTCAGATACAGATAAATCTTATCTTGAAGAAATAGAACAGGAATTAGAAGAAGCAAATTAATATATATTTATACTATCATTATATTAGCTAATAATGAGAATGTGAATAGTGTATTATAAATATTTATATGGTTGAGAATAGAATAATATAACAGAATCCTAATAGGATATAATATGTACATCTATCTTGACCATTATAAAGAACAAATGTTTGCTATCAGTAAAAAGGGCATATTTATATTTTATATTAGTACCATGTATGAGTATTTAATATTAGTATCATTGTGTCATATTTAACACAAAGCAATAATGTACATAGAGTATATATAACATAGAGCAGTATATATTGTATAAACATTATTATTGGTTGCTAATATATTAGTTAGTAATTCAAAGTCCTTTTAAAAGACTTAGAATATCCAATTATGGTAATACTTCTTATTGGAGGTGTTGAAATGATAGGATTGATATTATTAATAGTTCCAATGATAGTATGTATAGTATATTTAGGATTTTTATTATTTCTTTATATATCTATTAATAAGATGTTTTTGTAGAGGTATATAGAACACACATTTGTATTCTAAAAGGTATACTTTTTGTAATAGTCATATACATATCGTATTATTAGTCTAAAAGTATTACATGAGTATTTTAGAATAGTCTAACAAAAAGTGTTGACCTTTTAGACTGTTTGATATATGATTAAAGTATCAAATAACAGGAGGTCAAACAATTATGAATAATATATACGGTTATCACAGAACATCTACAAAGGAACAACATTTAGATAGGGGTATAAAAGCAATAAATGATTTTTGTAAAGAAAGAGATTATGAATTAACAGAATTATTTACAGATCAACAAACAGGAAAGAATTTTGATAGACCAGATTATAAGGTGTTAAAAAGAATAGCAAAACGTGGCGATACTATTATAATTAAAGAATTAGATAGACTTGGAAGAGATAAAACTTCAACAATGAAAGAAATTAGATATTTCAAAGACAATGGTATAAGATTAATGGTATTAGAATTGCCAACTACATTAACAGATTTAAGTACATTAGATAATAAAATGGCTGAAATGATGATGGAAACTATTAATAATATGCTTATTGAAATGTATGTTTCATTTGCTCATGCTGAAATGGAGAAAAGGGCAACAAGACAAAAAGAAGGTATAGAACAAGCCAAGGCACAAGGAAAACATTTAGGCAGAGTTGGTAAGATGGATTATAATACATTTAAAATTGAATATGACAAAGCACTTGAAGAAGGTTTAAATCCATTTGAAATTATTAAAAGGTTAGATATTCCAAAAGCTACTTATTATTATTATAAAAAGAAATTAGATAATGAAAGCAAATAGTATTATATATATGTGTATATCTTATCTGTAGAGGGATTATATTAATTAATTTGATATAGTCCTTTTATCATGCCTTATTATATGTATGCAGTAGAGGTATATAGATATATTAATATTATTCAAATAGGACAAGGGAGAATTTCCTTGACATAGTTAGTTATCTACTATAAGTCGAATACTTGTTCATTTACCTATAATGGGTAATTGGTATATATAGGACAGCAGAATTTTGAGCCATCATAAATAGAGTTTGGATTTCCCCAATCGTTTTAAAACGAACGTTTCCCCTTATAAGCAAACTATGAGTATCAGCAACACTACTATTATATTACTGTCCTATAGAGGGACACTATACAGCCAAATGGATTACATCTGCTCGATAGAATTATATAATTAGAACTCTCTTAGTCGTGCTGTGTGATAGGTGTTTAGAGCCAAGAACAGCAAATCTGTTGAAGTATGTTAGGTTGTATGTTGATTAGACCTGTAGCTATTTAATACAGTTTCGCTTTATATGGGTATGGTTTAAAACTGGAATTTAAAAACCTAAATTTGAAATTTACTTTTCATTTTGTAGCAGAAAACATTCCATCAACTGAATAAGGAAACATTAATCTTATATTTGCTTTTTGAATTGAATAAGTCGAATTTTGTTTTTAGATTTAAATGTAGAGGTACGTTCAATAAGAGAACATTAACATTCATTTATGTAAACCATAAAGGCTATTTACATTTAGAATCCTAATTACTAATTGATAATCAATATCCAAACTTGAAAAGGGAAATATTAATTCAGATAATGAACACTAAAAGTAAAAGAGGAATTATAAATATAAAAACTAAAATGAAGAGGGACTTCCAAACAGGTAGCAAGAAACGATTCTCGGTAGCAAAAAACATTAGTCTTGTTGATGTACATTACAAATATAGAATGACTATTGATATAAGATGTATGATACACAAAGGAATAGAGAAACATTACATCACACAGTATTATAAGTAAGATCATTGTTATTATATATCTGCCTGTAGAGGTACGTTGTAGCAAAGAACATTAATCTTGTTAATAATAACTATCTAATGAAGAAGGACTAAGATAATACATACATGATTAACATAGGAAGAGAAAGACATTAATCTTGTTAGTATGATTATTAGTGAAGAAGGACAATAGATATAAGCAGTATGATACACAAAGGTAGCAAAGAACATTAATCTTAATATATCTAACTGAAGAAGGACATAAGGCTACTATATAAAGATATAACAGAAGAGGGACATAAGGTAGAGAGAAACATTAACTATTATATATATTACTGTAGATGTACTTATATTAGTCCTCATGTAGAGGGACTTATTGAGCTATTATTAATATATAGATGTAGAGGGACTTATGTTGTTATGTATATTATATGAAGTCAAGAACATATGAGCGTATATATATTATTATCAACTGTAGAGGGACAACTATTGACCAATGTATTGTTATATTATTCTTACACCCCCATTCTCTAATAATAATACTATTAGGAAAAGGGGGAGTAAAACTTTAGATAGATTATTATTGTTGTTAATTATTATTATTTATAGCAATAAAATGACAAGAAAAAATATTTAAAAAATTTAATTAAAGTATTATTATTGTTGTTTCTTTTGACAAAAGTTGTAAAAATATACCCCCACGATTCTACATTATTTTCTCGATGGTCGCTCTATCTATCAATATAAAATTTCTTAGCAATTTTGAAACTTTTTACTTATAAATGGCTTATATACTACATTCCCACAATAGGGATTTTTAATAACTGTAAAATAATCAAATAGAAAATTATCAAGGCGTTGCAGATAGTAACGTCTATTTTTATACGCAAAATTAAATAAGTCAATTCTCGGATTGTGAGGAACGAACAAGACGAAAGCGTAGCGTTAGCTACAAGACTTATATCCACTAAACTATGAGTTAAATACTAAACTAGAAAAGGAGAAGATAAGATGATTTATTATGATAATAAGCAGTTTGAAACAGAACGTAAATATGAATTATATATATTACATAAGTTTCTTACTGAAAGATATAAAGATAGTAAAAAGGCAATGAATATATTAAAAAAATGTGATGATTACAATAAATTAGCTAAAGAATTAGGTGAAAATAATATAACATTTTTCTCACTTTTCTTTCTTTCTGATATGTTTGTTGTAAAAGATGATAATACAGCAAGAACACTTTCACCAAGTCATTATGATATGTGGAACTTATTAAATGAAACTTTTGTTGAGGACAAGCACGATAAAATTAATATAGTAGTTTCCAGGGGTTTTGCAAAGACAACGGTGGCTGATACAGCTTGTGCTATATGGTTACATTGCTATAGAAAATCAATATTCACATTATTAATAGGTAAAAAAGAAGATGATGCTGTCAGCTTCATGGACACCATTAAGAAAGTATTTACAGAGAATGAAAAGATATTAAATAATTTTGGATTACTTATTGATAAAAGACTTAAATTAAATGCAACTGAAATTGAATTTTGCAACAAAACTTATTTGAGAGCAATAGGTAGTGGAACTTCATGCAGGGGTTTGAAATATGGAAAATATAGACCAAGTGTAGTAATAGCAGATGATGCACAATCTGAAATGGATTGTATTACAGAACAGGCTAGAGAAAATAAATATGACAAATGGTGTAAAGAGGTAGAAGAAGTAGGAGATAAGGCAGTATATAGAAATGGTAAGAAAATTCAATCAGCAACTAAAATATTAAGTATTGGAACTGTTTTACATAGTGATTGTTTAATTAGTAGACTTGCTAGAAATAATGATTATCATACATTCTTAAGAAGGGCAATAATACTTAAAGATAAACAAACTGTAGATGATATATTTGAATCCAAACTATGGCTGCAATGCAAAAAGTTATATTTCAATGATAGGGATGATAACTCAAAAGCAACTGCAAAACAATTTTATGAAGACCATAAGGATAAGATGAAATTTCCTACATTGTGGGATGAAAAGTGGGATTGTTTTACTGACTTAGCAGTTAAGTATTGGGAAAATAGAATATCCTTCATGAGCGAGTTACAAAATGATGCGAGTAATATCGGTGAGAAGTGGTTTAAAACAGTTATTGAAGAAACAGAAAAATATCTTAAAACTTTATCATATGTTAAAACACTTTTAGCAATAGATCCTGCAAGTACAACAGGTAAAAATTCCGATTATACTTGTATGGTTGTTGGTTCTCAAACTTCAAATGATAAGTTTACATACATAAGGGATATAGTTATGGATAAGTTAAACTTTAAAGACTATTGTAAAAGGGTTTGTGACCTATTAGAAAAGCATGAGGAAATTCGTACTATATACATAGAAAAGAATACTTTCCAAGGTGCTGATGTACTTGAAATAAAACAACTTATAGCAAATAATCCTAAGTTGAGAGATAGGCACTTTGAATTTATAAATGAAATGCAACGTAAAAATAAAGATGAAAAAATTGGAACTATAATTGACCCAGTTAATAATGGTCAAATTAGATTTAATAAAGATTGTAAAGATTCTAAAGAAGCATTTAAGCAAATGAAGGAGTTCATGGGTTGTCAGTACAGCCAACATGATGACTTTTGTGACATAGTATCAGAATGCCAAATCAGATTAAAAAATCTTAGAAGTGGTAGGGTAACTCTATTAAATAGAAGTTGCCTTTTTTAATGCAAAAAATTAGAGAAATGGAGGTAATACAATGATTTATGATAGACAAATTGCTATGAAACTGTATGACCAGTTTAATATAAATAAGAATAATTATACCGAACCCGAAAACTATTATAATGGTAAGACTAAAGCTCAAAGAAATTACCCCGATAGTGAAAATCGTAGTAATAGAAAGTTTGGTTCTAACCATGTAAAAATGTTTATTGATGAAGAAGTTTCATATATGACAGGAAATAGATTAGTATATAGTTCAAAGAGTGGGAATATACAATCTGTTAAGGATATAGAAACAACTATTGATAATATTAATGCTTGTTTAGATACAGAACTAGCAACAACTTTATTAATATATTCAAAAGCCTATGAAGTCTATTACTTAGATGAATATAAGGATTTTAAAATTAAAGTTATTAATCCAATGCAAGGTATAGGATATGAAGATGTTGAAGGAAAAGTTCAAATGTTTTTATATTTTTATAAGAAAATGCTTGATGATAAAACTTATATAGATTTATTTGATGATAAGTTTATATATCATTTTGATTCTTCTTTTAATACAGTTGCTCCACCTCAACCACATTACTTTCAAAGATGCCCTGTGGGAGTAGCAACCTTAAATAATGGTATTCTTGATACTGTATATAATCAAATAAATGGACTTCAAGATGCTTATGAATATACCCTAATGGATTGGGAAAATGAGTTAGGTGATACACGTTTAAGTTATTTACTTATGAGTGGTTGCCAAATGACCCCCGAACAAATGAAAATCATGAAAGAAATGGGTATTATACAAACTGAAAGTGCTGATAGTAAAGTTAATTTCTTATTAAAAGATATTAAACCCGATTTTTATAAATCTAATAGGGATATTCTTGAAGAAGAAATGTACAAAGTAACTCAACATTTGAAAAATCAAATTGCTATACAATCAAATAGTTCAGGAACAATGTTGGCAGTTCGTTTGAATCCGTTGAGAATAAAGCTAACTACTCAATATCAATGTTTAAAGAATTGTATTAGAACTAGATTACAATGTCTATTTACATACTTATATCAAGCTGAAAATAAGATGTATGATTTTAAGGATATTGATGTTAAATTTACTTTGAACTTACCAAACAATGACTATGAAATGGCTCAAATTATAAGTTTATTATCTGATAAGGTTAGTATTAAAGGTATGACAGAGAAATTAAGTTGGATTACTAATGCTGATAAAGATTTTAAGGATATGCTTGAAGAGAAAAAGCAAGTTCAAGAAAATTCAGCACCACCAAAATTAAACTTTAATGATACATCTAATATTACTGATAATGCTGATAATGTAGGTGATAAGAATGAGAAGATCAAGAAATAATTATACAGAGGAAGAAGAAATTGAGTTCATTAAAAGTTTATATGATAATTGCAATTTAGAACTGGAAAAAGTTTATAACTTAAATAAGGAGAACAAAGACAAGCTATTGCAAGAGTTAGCCTTAATTCTCCTTTTATATAAAATTGATAATAATGTTATGGACTTAACTTATTCAGAGAAATCTGAAATAAAGGAGAAGTTTGAAAAGCTAATAGTTAAATTTACTGGTCGGCAAGTGAAATTAACTGATAGTGTTATAACAGCAATATTAATGTTTACTGTAAAAAGTACCTTTAAATTCTATGGTTATAAATATACTTTGAAAGAAGTTAAGGATATAGTTAATAGAAAATTCAAAGGGAAAGTTTATAATGAACGAATTATAAATAATGAACAGAAAATAGCTGATTATTTGTATGGAAAAGTTGATAGTTTCGTTGATGGAAATGAAAGTGTTAATACTATCCATGAAGATATTGAAGCTACTTATAAACAAAATAAAGATAACATAGTAACTTTAGCTGAAACCGAACTAAATAGAACGGAGGGTTTAGCATTTTTACTATTTGCAAAGTCTATTGGAGTTACCAAGTTCATTAGGAATGAGGTACTTGATGATAGAACGTGTGATGAATGTGCAGATTTGGATGGACAAATATTTGATTATGAAAACTTAATCGAAAATGTGCATCCACGCTGTAGAGGTTTTAATCAAATATATTCGGAAGAGGTTGAAGACTAGCCTAATTAGTCTTTTTATTATACCCAAAATTAAATTTTAAGGTACTTGTTTGGGGCAGTAATGTCACTTACTTGGACGGAAGGAGTTTTATAAATGTTAAAGAGCGAATTAATAGAAAAATTATCTTCAATCGAGGATACAGCAGATATAAATGAAACAATACAAGGAATTGAGGGATTAACTAAAACTTTTGATTTAAAAACAATTGGATTAGATGATTTTAAAAGTGTCCTTGAATCAAATGATATAGCAAAATCTTATTTTCAATCTGCTTTAGATAGTGGAATTGGTAAGGGTGTTGCAAAATATCAAGAAAATTTCAAATCTAAGGAATTACCTAAGTTAATTGATGAAGGTATAAAAGCTAAATCAAATGAGGGTAAATCAGAAATTGAAATTAAATATGAAGAAATGCAAAAAGAAATTGAAGCTATGAAAACAGAAAAAGCAAGAGCAGAACTTTCTAGTAAATATCAAAAGGTATTAGTAGAAAAAGGGTTGCCAGTAGATTTAACTGATTTTATTCTTGGTGATGGCAATGAAGAAACTATCAACGGTAATATAGAAAAATTCAGTAATATGTTTTCTAGTGTAGCCGATTTAAAGGTTAAAGAAAAATTAGGTGATAGTACATATACACCACCTAAATCTGATGGAGTAGTTGGGAAAATTACTTGGGAACAAGTGGTTGCAAATCCAAGTCTTATGACACAATACAATCAACAATCTAAATAAAAGTAATGAATAGAAGCTGATAAATTAAAGCACTTGAAACGATATATAGTGTCTTTGATTTAAAGGCTTCTTTTATTATGCCTTGTTTTGTTATTTTAAGGCATTAAAGACAAAAAGAATAGTGTGAAAACACAAATTTATTATATAAGGTAGGTAATATTATTATGGCAGTAACATCTTTTAAACAACAATTATGGGAAAATGCAATCATTGAATCTTACAAAGGAATTTCAGTTGCAGAAATAATCACAAAGAAACCAACTAGAGTTGATGGTTCTAAAGCAATCTTCAACACTGCTTCATTAACTAATGGATTACAAGACTACACAGGTAAAGTAAATTGGGAACAAGTTAATACTACTCCAATTGAATTAAACTTTGACCAATCTAAGTATTTCGCTTTCTATGTAGATGATGTAGATGCAGTTCAATTAGCAGGTGATGTTATGTTACCAATGGTTAATGAACAAACAGCTTATATCAAAGATACTATTGATTCAGCAGTATTTGTAGAAGCAGTAAAAGGAGCAAAAGCTTCAAATGTTATTGGTTCAGTTGCTACTAAGAAACCAGTAACAACATCTGAAGATGCTTATAACTACATAGTTGACCTTGGAACTCAATTAGATAATAACAAAGCTCCTTACATGGGAAGATTCGTTATAGCTAGACCAGAATTTGTTAATCTTTTAGCTAAAGATAAGAGAGTTGTAGATAATACAATAATCTTACCAACAGGTGTTGTACAAGGTATGGAAGTAAATGGTATGCAAGTAATTAAAACAATGAATTGCCCTGCAAACCAAGTAATTGCATTACATACATCTGCTGTAGGTTACGGAAAACAAATTGACAAAATGAAAGCTGTAGATTTACAAGACGCATTTGGTGAAGGAATCAAAGGTTTAGTTCAATATGGTGTTAAGACTTTACAAGGTGAAGGAATAGCAGTATTAAACTATTCACTATAATAATTAGGGGTAAGATGTAATGTCTTATCCCTTTTTTTTCAATTAATTTAAGGAGGGAATACAATATGAGTGAAGAAGAATATCAAGGTTTAGCCATCATTTATATAAAGAAATATTTAAATAATGATAATTTCACAGATGATGATATTAAAACAAATCATTCTCTAGCTATTAAAAGAATAGTAATGAGATTAAAAAATTTAGATGAATTACCACAAGGAATATTAAGCACAAAATCTAATGATGTAAGTATTACTTATATGGATAATAACAATGTTGTTATGACTAAAGATATAAAAGCATTGCTACCATTACCATATATAAAATTATATTAATATAAATTAAATGAATAGGAGGTGAAAAGATGAACGCTTTAGATAGTATGTATAAAATTTTAATCAAGCAAAATGGAGTTACTGGAAAGATTAATAATGTTGATTGTAAATTCTTATTAACTGAATGTCAAGATAGTAATACCAATGGATTAGATGTATTAACTATAAGCACCGACCAACCTTTGGAACAGGGGTATTTTGTTAATATTGGAACAGATACATTTTTAGTTATTGATAAGAAAACAGAAACAAAAGCTTATCAAAGTTATAATATAGGAACTATTCAAAAGACTAACCATCTTAATAAATTTGTATCAAGTGAAGTTATATATGAATGTCCAAGTATTTGTACCAATATTACAAAGGGAAAATTAGGCATGATATACCAATCAGCAGGTATTACCGAGGCACAAGGGGTATGGTGTTTCATTACTCAACAAAATGATATGACTAAAAAGATTGGTACTGGTACACGATTTATTATTAACGGTGATGCGTGGAAATGTACTTCTTTAGATCGTGTGACCGACGAGGGGATATTATATGTAATATTAAGATTAGACCCAATTAATATGGAAATCGACGATTTAATAAATGAGGTGGCAGGAGGGTTAGCAATTCCTAATTATGCTATTACATTGAATAGTACATCACAATCTTTATATAGTGGTTATACTGTTCAAATAGTGCCAACTTGTACAAAGAATAGTGTTGCTGATACGTCAGCAGTAGTTACATATTTGAGTTCAAATCCAAATGTGGCTTCGGTTAATTCAAGTGGTTTGGTTACTGCTCAAAGTACATTAGGAAGTGCAACTATATCAGCTACTTACAAAGGTAAAATAGCAACAATGACTATAAATGTTATTGCAGATGTATATAGTATTGATTTATCAAGTAATTCAGCTAGTATATTTGTAGATGAAACATATCAAATAAATTCAGTATGCAAAAAGAATAATGTTGTAGTTTCAAATCCAGTAGTTACTTATGTAAGTGATAATACTTCAATCGCAAATGTAGATTCTAACGGATTGATTTCAGCAGTCGGTCAAGGTTCTTGTAATATAGTTTGTAGTTATGGTAATGTAACAGCCACATTTAATTTAACAACTAATGCAAATGTATATGAAATTACTTTAGGTTCTACAAGTGAAAATATAATTCAAGGTGGAACATATGCTATAAATCCAATATGTAAGAAAAATAGCATTGAAGTAACAAGTCCATTAGTTAGCTATAGTTCATCAAATGAAAGTATTGCAACAGTTTCAGCTACAGGAGAAGTAACAACTTTAGCAGTAGGGAATGTAGATATAACTTGTAATTTTCATGGAGTAAATGCAATTTTAAAGATAGTAGTTAATCCAGTACCAGTAGTCCATACTTATACTATAGCTATGGATTCTACAGGCTCAATAATACAAGGAAATACATTACAATTAGCACCAGTTTGTAAGGATAATGATGTAACAGTTACAAATCCAATAGTAGTTTATTCAAGTTCAGACAATTCTATTGCTGCTATAGATTCAACAGGCTTGATTAATAGTGTTAATATAGGTAATTGTGTTATTACAGCCACTTTTGAAGGGGTAAATGCTTTAATGAATTTAGAAGTTAAGGAGAAACCACACGTTTATACAATAGCTTTAGATTCAGCAACTCAATCAATAGAAGTAGGAAATACACATGAAATTATATCTACTTGTACAGATGATGGAACAACAGTATCAAGTCCAGTAGTTACTTATACAAGTTCAGACAATGCAATTGCTACAGTTTCTACAACAGGATTAATAACTACAGTTTCAAAAGGCTCATGTACTATTACAGCCACTTATGAGAATGTAAGTTCTATATTAAGTTTAACTGTAACAGGAGTTCCAGTTGTTGCTTATACAAGTACATGGAGCAATAGCAATGGTACATTATTAAGATTAATGTCATCTACTACAGCTACATATGTTAAAACACTAGACAATGTGGCAGATACATCATTAGTTGTAAATTATACTGGAGATGCAACATTTAATAGCTTATTATCTCAAAAGAAAATAAGTATAACAAAGACCAGTAATACAACTTTCAATGTTAAAAATACTAATACCACAACAGCAATGAGTGTTGTAATTACTTTCACAGATGCAAGTAATGGAAAAGTAATTGAGGTAAAAACTATAGCATTAAAAGGAGTTTGATTATAGGGTTAGTTGTTAAATGCAACTAACCTTTTTATTATATATTTTTATAAAGAAAGAAGGTTTTATTATGGAACAAGAAATAATTAAAATGGCTCTCTCATATGGAATTTTTGGAGTATTATTTGTATACTTATTCTTCTATATGCTAAAGGATAGTAAAGCTAGAGAAACCAAGTACCAAGAAATCATTGATAAATTAACAGAAAAGTTTGGAGTAATAGAGTTAATCAAGACAGATGTGGATTATATCAAGGATAAGATTTCAAAATAAAAAATAAGGTGGTATATAGAAATATATATTCACCTTATTTTTTTCATTAATGTAAATTAAGGATTACATTTCATATTTATTATTTGATATTTATAAGGAGAACTAGTATCAACAATTACAGGAATTTTAAATGACCATATTTCTCCACTTTTTAAGCTTGTAACATTAGCTATAGGTGTATCTAAAACATCACCATTATTATTAGTGATTTTAGCTTGTACTTCAACATATGAACAATTAAAAGCATTATTATTTTTAATTTTACCTGTAATGTAGTAGCCATCTTTACTTGCACTATGTTCTAATAGTTCTAAGCCATTCATTGTTAAATTTTGTGTTTTAGGCTTTATTGAATTACTTGTTTGTGTGTTAGGAGTGGTAGTATTTTTATTAGAAGTAACAGGTTCAGTTTTTTTATTAGGGGTATTTATACCAATGCAACCTAAAAAATTTAATTGAGTATAATTAAGATCGTTAGTATAGAATTTAATTAAGGTTTTATCAGCAGTAGAATTCATTTTATCGAATAGAGGAAAATAATCAGTTGGCATATTTTTTATATCAGCAGATTTTTCTAATGCTATATTTAAAGCTTTATTATATAATGTTTGTCCATCATCTAGTTTATAATTAACATCTATATGTGAGTCATTTAATATTTTAATACATTCTGCAATTTGTCTATTATTTAAATTATCAATAAATTTATCAGCAATTTCTTTATCTTTGACTTTTTGTTTTGCTTCGTCTTCTTTTTGTTTTACTGCTTCTTGTTCTTGTACCTTTTTAGCATAGTAATCAGAATTTGATTGAATATAAATTATTCCTGTAACCATACAGATTAAAATTATAGATATAATTATTGTTTTTCTTTTGTTGTTAATGATAGTAGTTTTTATATTCATAAATATCCCCCTTAAAGATAAACCATAATAGTAATATTATAACATATTTAACTACTAATTTACTGAATACTATTAATATGAAGCGTAACATAAAATATTTCTTATTAAGTTGTATATTATAATAATGTAGAAATTTTCATTTCTTAAATTATAGAGAATTAAGTAATAACTATTATCATTTTTACATAATATATAGAGTAGACGTACAGTGGGTGGCTACTGGCAAACTCTTCTTTCACTTTTGGAATAAAAATTTATTTAAATAGAAGTGGGGGAGTGGTAAAAATGATAAGAGAATTAATAGAAATGTTTTTGTTAAAGAAGAAGGACAAGGATTATGATAGCTATAGAGATGAAAGAATTTATATCAGAGTGACCAAAGATGAAAAAGATATTATAAGAAAATTAGCCAAGTGTCAATGTTTGGATACATCAAATTTTGTTAGGTGGCTGATTTTTGGAAAGTATTTAGATGATTTTATAAAATAGTTATTGTAATTGTTTATTCATAGAGTTATAATTTTCATAATTACAAACGTGTCCGTTGAATGGATAGACGTTTGAGTATAGAAGAGAAGGAAATATGTATAAAGTTAGAATCCTCAACTGTTTTCTAGTAGTTATCGTCTTATAAAACTGGAAAGCGTGTATAGGGGCAACTCTATCAGGGGTTCAAATCCCCTTCTCTCC